CGCAGGGCTGGACGGTGCGCGAAGAGCGCGTGCGGCGTGACCGACAGGCCATGATGAATCGCACCATCCGTTTATGGCAAGATGCCTCTGAGCGGCTAGTCAAACGTGAGACTGCCGACATCCGGCGCGCCGTCGGTCGCTATTTTGGCAAACGTGATGCGGCTGGATTCGAGACTTGGCTAGAGCGTTTTTATGAAGAGATGCGCGAGTGGTTGCCAGACTATTTTCGGGCATTGATGCTCACCTATGCCGAAACCATTTTGGCCGCAGTTGCTGATGAGCTTGAAGGCGAGCCAATAGCGATTGATGATGGCGTGCGCGCATGGGTCGAGGCATATCTGACCAATCTAGCCGCAACCTACACCGTTGGCAGTGAGAAACAGCTTCGCACACTGATTGCCGAGGCCGAAGGTGACGAAGCTGCAGCCGATGCCATCGAAGAGCGCATGGCCGGTTGGACTGAGACCAAGCCTGGAAAGACGGCACTAGAACAAACATTCGAGGCCGGTAATGCGCTGGCGATTTTGGGATATGCGCGACTAGGCATTGAGTTCTTGCGCTGGTCTGCGCGTGGCGAATCGTGTCCGTTGTGCCGCAAGCTAGACGGGCGGCGCATTCCGATTCAGGGTGCGTTTGTAGATGAGGGTGATACGGTCGAAGCCGATGGTGTTGACCCACTGCCGATTGTGCGCAAAATTAAACACGGGCCATTACATAATGGTTGTGACTGTGTAGTCATAAGGGGTTGATTATGCCGTGGCATATTGAGAATGACAATCCGAAATGTAATGGTTGGGCAGTGGTCAAGGATGACGATGGCGAAATCGAGGGTTGTCATCTAACAGAGGCCGCAGCATTAGCGCAGATGGCGGCATTGTATGCGAGTGAGGAACGGGGCATGGAAAATCGAGCCGGACGGGTACTGAGCAACAAAAACGAAGGCAAATTGCGCGAGGCGTTGGCTGCGTTGACTGAGGTTCTCGCTCAGTTGGACAGTGGCGACGAAATCAACAATCTGCGCGGGCTGGCCGGGGGATTTGAGCAGCGCACCGTCGGCATCGGTGATGTGGAAGTGCGCGCAGATGTTGAAATCCCGACTATTCGTGGCTATGCGGCAGTCTTTAATCGCATGAGTCAGCCGCTCGGCAATTTCATGGAGCGGATTGCACCTGGCGCATTTGCCGATAGTTTGGCCTCCGACGTGCGCGCGCTGTGGCAACATGACACCAGCCGCGTGCTAGGTCGCACCAAAAACGGCACGTTGAAAATCTGGGAGGATGAGCGCGGCCTCGGCTTCGAGGTTATGCCGCCGGATACCCAGGACGGGCGCGACGCGCTGGCATTGATTGCGCGCGGCGACGTTGACCAGATGTCATTCGGGTTTACGGTTCCAAGCGGCGGTGATTCCTGGCAACAGGATGGCGGAATGCCGGTGCGGACGTTAAACCGAGTCAATCTAATCGAGGTGTCGCCGGTGACATTTCCGGCCTATTTGGATACCTCGGCACAGGTATTGCGGACTGCGCCGGAATGGGTGCAACGGGCGTTGCATCCTGGCGTTGACGATAAACGGGCGGATGAGTTAACGCGGGCGCGTGACTATCTGCAACAACTACGCATCAGACTGGAGAAACTGAAATGAACGCAGTGGAATTGCGCCGTCAAAAAGCGCAAATTGTTGAAGAGGCTGGCGCGCTCGCCAAAACCGAAAACATTACGGACGAACAGCGCGCGCAGATTGACGGGATGTTGAGCAAGGCGGAACAGTTGGAGGCCGATGCCGTGCGCGCTGAAAAGCTGGAAAATTATCGCGGCGTTGTCAAGCCTGCGCCGGAGGCTCCGGCGTATCACCAGCGGCGCACCGGCGATGATGCGCAGAGTATTTTCCTGCGCTACATCCGCACCGGTGACGAAGGCGCACAGCGCGAAATCAACCCGGCGGTTCAGGCTGAATATCGTGCTAGCAATGACACGACCATCAACATCACGACCGCAGCCGACGGTGGCGACCTGGTTCCGACTGGTCACTTCCAGGGCATTATCGAGCGGGCGCGTCCGTTGGCATTGTACAACCAGCTTGGCGTGCGCATGATTCCTGGCAGCGGTACGACTGTGAACGTGCCGACCGACAACGAAGCCGATGACGGCCAGTTTGTCAGCACGTCGGAATCTGGCGAGTTCGACCGCGACGCTCCGGCGGTGAATAAGGTCGCGATGACGTTGGTCAAATACACCAAACGCCTCGACCTCACCTACGAAATCATGCAGGATGAGGATTCCCGCTTGATGGATTTCCTCAACAATTTCGTAGGCGCGGGCATGGCTGCGACCATGAACAACCTGCTGATTACCGAAGCGTTGACCGACGGCACTGCCGGTCTGACCCTGGACAGCGCGACGGCTATCGGTTCGGCGGAAATCCCCGAACTGCTGTACAAGCTCTCGGCGGAATATGCCGCGGGCAACAGCGTGGCGTGGATGATGCGGCGTGCCACCGAGGGCTATCTGCGCGGTCTTGCGAGCCAGAGCCAATTCGTGTTCGGCAATGCGGTCGGCCCTGCCACCGGTAACGGCACGGCGGTCACGTCTTCGCTGTGGGGCATTCCGCTGCACACCAGCTCGTTTATGGGTGGGTTGCAGGCCAGTGGCAAGAGCCTGCTTATCGGCAATTTCAACTACATGGGTATGCGTCTCGACCCCACCATGACGTTCCTGCGCGACCCGTACAGCCGCGCGAGCTATGGTGAGGTGCGGTTGCACTACTATTTCCGCACCGACTTCGAGGTGTTGCAGGCGGCTGCGTTCCAGTACGCAACGCATCCGACGGCCTAATATGAGTGTGCTGATATTCACGCCAACATATGCGGACGCTATGCGGCCTGAGACGGCTGCCAGCATCCAGGCGCAAACGGGCGACATCAAATGGACGTGGGAAGTGTCTCGGCACAACCCATACCCAGGCGAGCGCAACATGCGCAATATCGTGGCGCAATATCAGCGGGCATGGGAATTGGCGTTGGCGGGTGGGTATGATGCGCTACTCACTGTAGAGCATGATATGGTACTCCCCGCCAACGCATTACAGACGTTGTATAATACAGATGCGGGCGTGGTGTACGGCGTCTACATGCTGCGGCATGGTACGAAGGCGTTGAACGCATGGCAGTATATCAACAATCGCAGTATGGGCATGAGTCTGAGCCTGTATCCGGCAGAGTTGAACCGTTATAGGCGGCGTGGTTGGGGCCGGGTGAGTGGCGTGGGCTGGGGTTGCACACTGATTCGACGTGAGATATTAAATCGAATCTCACCACGCTACACCGACAGCACAGACGCAGGCGACATTCGATTTTCAACTGATTGCCTACACGCCGGAATTGAGATGATTGCACGGTTTGACGTACCGTGCTTGCACATAGAGCCGGATGGTACGGTGTTGCATCCGTACCGAAATGGAGGAATTGTGAGACGAGTATTAGCATTACAGGCAGTAACCGTCAACTCGGACGGCCAAACCATTGTGATGAAACCCGGTAGCTATTACAGCGTGACGCCGGATGTGGCGAGCGACCTGCAACGTGCTGGATATGCCGCCATCACTAACGACGAACCAGAGATGGCCGTAGCGCAACCAGTTATGGAAACGGCAACCGCGCCAACGCAGCGAGGCCGCAAACGTGCCACTGCTTGAGGTCTTGACGCGCTGTTACAAGCGGCCCGCGATGTTGGCCGCAAACCAGGCCAGTCTGCAACGGCAAACCGACAGTGACTGGATACAGACGCTATTGACAGATGACGAAGGTCGGGGCATCGGTTGGAGTTATCGCAATATGGCGGCATATGCGCCAAAACTGACCGGCGATTACATCTGGATACTAGATGATGATGACGTGTGCATGTTGGACACGTTGGTTGAAGACGTGCGCAAGATGGCGCGCAAAAAGCCGGACGTGATTTTCGTGCGCATGAACCACGGGCCGCGTGGTGTGTTGCCAGGTCGCAACTGGCGCAATGCGCCGATGCAAGGCGACATCGGCGTGAGCGCATATATCGTGAGGCGGCAGGTCTGGCAGCTGCACTCCAACGCATTCGGCAACCATTACGCTGGCGATTTTGATTTTATCAGTCAGGTATACGCGCGCACACAATCTCACATATGGTATGACGCAGTGGCAAGCGCAGTACAGCGTATCAGTAATGGAGAGCCGGAATGAGAATCAGCCCGACGCGCATCCGCATCACAACGCAGCCGACTATCGAGCCGGTCAGCCGTACTGAGGCCAAACTACATCTGCGCATTGACCATGCCACCGAAGATGATTTGATTGACCGGCTGATTACCACGGCGCGCATCCAATGCGAAGACATCGCCGGACGGTCATTCATCACGCGCACCTATACGGCTAAATTCGACCTGTGGCCGCGCAATGATCGAATGCGTTTACCATTTCCGCCATTGATTAGCGTCTCCAGCATCACCTACACCGACGAAGATGGCAATACTGCGACCTACGCTGCGAGCAACTACATTGTAGATACCTACAGCGAACCAGGCCAGTTGGTCATCAAAACGGACAGCACATGGCCGGACGTGACATTGCAGGAGGTCAACGGCATCACCGTGGTTTATACCGCAGGCTATGGCGCATTAGCCAGTGATGTGCCTGCTCGCTACCGCCAAGCCGTACTTCTCATGGTCGGCCATCTGTACGAGAATCGCGAGGCGGTGTTGGTCGGCAATGTCAACGCCACTGAACTACCGATGGCATTGAACGCGCTGCTGCTCACAGACCGTGGAGGTTGGTGGTAATGCGAATCGGGCCACTGCGACACCGTGTGACAATCCAACAGATGCCGGGTACGCAGGATACGGCGGGCGAACCGACAAAAACATGGAGCAACATTGCCAGCATTGCATCGGTTTGGGCCGATGTGCGACCGGCCAGCGCAAGTGAGCGGTTTGTCGGCGGCGGTGAGCAGCAACAAGCCATTGTCACACACAACGTGACAATCCGTTATCGCAGCGACCTGAACAACCGAATGCGCATTGTCTGGAATAGCATCAATCTGGATATTGAGGGCATTACAGACCCAAGCGGCAAGCGTGAATACCTAACGCTGCAATGTCGAGAGGTGCAGTCATGAGCGATTCTAAATTGACATGGCGTGGCGACCAGATTTGGCAAACATTGCATGAGGCAATGCCAGGTGCATTGTTTGAGGATGGCGAGCGGTTGGTGGAATTGGCCGCATCTAAAATTAACTCGAATACCGGCACACTGGCAGGCTCCGGCTATGTGGTCTCAAAAGACCGCAGCACATACAGGCCGAACAAACGCCATCGGCGCGAGTTAAAGCCGGACGGTGATGCCGTCGCCGTAGCGTTCGCGGCCTATTATGCCAAATTTGTCGAACTTGGCACGCGCAAGATGGCGGCCAAGCCATATCTCCGACCGGCCATTGATGAGATGCGCTCCAACATTTCATGGCGTGTGGCGCGTGCGTTGGAGAAGTCATTGAAACGGTATGAGCGATGAGCCTGTATCTTCGAGTGCGCGGGCAATTGTTGGCAGATGGCGCGACGGCTGCGCTAGTTGGTACGCGTATCTATCCGACATATCTGCCGCAGGCTCCGACATATCCGGCCATCACATATCAGCGTGTGAGCAATACCGGGCAGTCCGGCACTACTGCGCTGCGCCAGACGCGCTGGCAAATCAACTGTTGGGCTGCGACATATGTCAGCGCGCAGTCATTAGCGGCAGCGGTTAAATCCGCAATGGAGGAGTGGACAAACGGCAGTCAAATGCCGTTGGTAAAAATGGCGCGCGTCGTCAATGAACTGGACGATTACGAGCCTGAGATAGATGTACATCGTGTGATTATTGACGTTCTGATTGATACGATTGGAGACTGACAATGGCAGATCAAGACATCCTTATCGGGCCAGGTCGCTTGTACCGCGCGCCGCTGGGTACGGCAAATCCCGATGAATCCACCGTGGCATACGGCGCGTCGTGGGGCGGCAGTTGGACAGATGTCGGCGATATTCTCGAAGGCAATCCAGTTGTGCTGTCTATGTCTGAGGAATTCACCGACGTTCACACCGAACAGTTTGTGGCCGCGCGTAACAGCGTGCGCACGCGTCGCGAGATTATGATTAAGGCGACGCTGGCCGAACACACCGTGGCAAACTTGGAGATGCTGCTGTCTAGCACGGCTGCCACTACTGCGGCGGCGGGCGGCGGGCAAAAGGGATTCTCCGAAATCAAATTCGGCAGTGAGTCTGCGGTCGATATGTACAAGTGGGGCATTGAAGCTCTGCGGGTTGATAGCGCAGGCAACAATCAGCCGGTGCGTTGGTTCCTGCATCGGGGCTATATCAAGTTGGCTGGCGATGTTAGCTACGCCAAGCAGAACCCGACCGGCTTGCCAGTGGAAATCAAGATTCTTGCCGATGCTACGCAGGCTGCTGGTCAGGAACTCGGCATTCTGCACATCGTCACGGCTGCGGCGACTGCTACCTAGTGGAGCGCACAATGGTTGAAGTGCAAACCGTTACAATCCAACTCGGCCAACGTGAGTACACTATCGCCGAGGCTCCGCGCCTGCGCGCTGCCCCGTGGCGCAAGCGATTGATGGCCGATGTCAAGCCGCTGTTTGACCAGGTGGCTGGCGCACAGGAAATGACGTTCAACACTCCCGCTGACCTGTTGCGCCTATGGCCGGTTATCGAAACGTTGATGATTGACGGCCTCGACAACCTGTTTGAGTTGTTGTTGGCATACGACGCGCAGTTGGAGAATGACCGCGAGTACATCGAAGCTAACGCCACCGACAAGCAGATTCTCAGCGCGTTTGGGGAGGTGGCGCGCTTCGCAGACCCTTTCGGGGTGTTGAATCTGGCGAACAGGCAGATTGGCCGCAAGATGACTGGCACGTCATCGAATTAGCAATGTCGGCATGGGGCATGACGCTAGAACAGGCTGCGGCATTGCCTGAGCGTCATGCTCTCATGTTGCTGCGGTCATATCTGGCGCGTCAACGGTTCGAGTCACGCGTATTGATTGCGCAGTTGGCCGAGGCAATGCAACCAAAGCGCGAGCAGGGCAGTTTGGCGGGACTGGCCGCGTTGGGATTTGGAATCAGAGGTGCATGATGGCAGTGTCAGTCGGTGATTTGGTTGTTTTTCTCCGTGGCGATGATTCGCAGCTAGACAGCACGCTCAATAACGCCAAAACCAAAACGCAGTCATTCGGCGGCATTGCCACATCCGTTCTGGGTGGGGCGGTAGTAGCTGGGGCTGCTGCTGCCGCTGGTGCGATTGCCGCCATCGGCGTTGCTGCGTTTGACGTATCCAGAGATACCGAGGTCGCTACGGCCAACATTGCGGCGCAGCTGGGCATTCCGACTGAGGCGGCGCAAGCGTTTGGCGACGTGGCGCGAGATGTGTTTGCCAACAATTTCGCCAGTTCTGTGCAGGATGCGGGACAAGCGGTTGCACTACTGGCGCAACAGCTTGGCCTAACCGCCGAAGACCCTGCGCTACAGACTATGACCGAAAACGCATTCCGGCTGCGAGACACGTTTGGCGTAGACGTTAGCGAAAGCATCGATGCCGTCAAGACATTGATGGATAATTTCGGCGTGACTGGTGACGAAGCGTTTGACCTGATTGCTGCCGGTTTTCAGCGTGGCCTAGACCGCAGCGGCGATTTCCTGGATACCATCGGAGAATACAGCACGCAGTTCTCCAACGGCGGCGCAACGG